AATTGATGGCAGCGAAGGCATTGGCATAGTTGCTGCTGCTGCGGTTGGAGAACCAGCCATAGGTGCAGATTGCTGTTGCTGCATAGTTGTCTGACCTTGACCATAAGGAAGACCAGAAATATATCGAGGCGCTTGGGTGCCAGATTGTCCTGCACCACCTGTGCCAGATACGTTAGCAGGATTGTTCTGTGGCGCTGTTGGGCGCATTCCGCCGCTATTCTCGTTACCAGCCATTTTAACTCCTACTTAGAATATTGAACTTCTACTTGAAAAGGTCCTTCGGAAAAGATACTTAATTGAGCAGCAATCTCTACTGCTCTTACTGCTTCTGCCCCTGCGTACAAGGCTCCTAGCGCAATCTGTGCGCCAGAACCTACTCCGTAAAATCCATCAACATTACGCATAACCGATAAATCATCACCAACATCAAACAGTTCTCCATTGACAGCAATTAAAAACTGAAAGCGAGAACTAGAATCTTTTTCTTGTGCTTCATCAAAGTTGTAACCATTTGTCTTTAAGCATTCACGAAGAGAAGGCATAGCCTTTGTAATCATAAAATGGTAAACATCTTTTCTATCTTTAGGCGTTAATGATGGTGGTTCCCAAATATGCTGGGCAATGTCGCAAGGAGAAACTTCTCCAGCACCACCAATTAAAAATTCTCCACGTCTATTGATTTTACTCATCTGTGGATGTGACCAAGTGCGACCAGTATCATCACTTACAAGACTGTCAGCAACTAAGGTGCAACCGTTGCTGCTTTGTACACCAATAATTGTTGTCATTGTCCCCTACTTAGTTATCCTCTTGTTACTACTCTTGCGTTGCCTTTGCCGCCTGAGGTAAGACTTGTAATGATTGATTGAATATCAGGTGCTGCTTGTGGTGGCGCCATACCTTCTGGAGAAGAAGCGCCTCCTGCTGGAACGCCTTCGGGAGCAGGGGACGGTTGCTCAACCGCTTCTGGTGCACCAGCAGGAGGAACTTGCTGCTGCGGTGCGAATGTTTCTTCAATCGCATCTTCAAGGGCTTGACCTTTTTGGCGAGCCTTAATAACCGCAGCAATTTTACGTACTACCTCTGACGCATCTCCGCCTGATGCAGCCAGTTGAGGAATAGCCTGTGTGTAGGCAGTTAGCGAACCAAGTAATGCGGCACGCATATCTTCAATTTCAATTTTCTCAAGTTCCTGTGTGACGTTTACAGTAAATGGAAGTTCACGCATTGCCATATCACGAGAGATAAGTTTGCCACCTAATGCCTGAAGCATAAAGATGAGTCCCTGCGCGGGGTTTAGACCAGCAAGCATTCCGTATCGGACATCTGCTGAGTAATCAGATTTGATGTCTTTGGTTGGTTTGTAAGTGATTTCGTATGGAGAACCAGAGTCAACACCACGAATGGTCTTCTCTTCTGGATAAATAACTTCATCAGTTTCAAAACAAACAGCAATTACGTCCCGAAGTGTTGCAGCAAAAATTGCTTGAGCAGATTTAACTTGTGTATCAAAGGCTCCCATAAGAGCCTGTACACCTTGGCCAGTAACAACTGATGCACTAATATTTCCTGTACGTCCTTCAGGATAACGAGCACCAACGCGAAGTTCTTGGTTGAGTAATTGTGACTCAGTAAATGCGCCTTGTGGAATTGAAAGTTCTACACGGCGTACACCTGCTGGGTTTGAGGTACGGATAACCGCATCTCCACCTAGTTGCAACTCTTGTACATCTTGTGGAAGTACAATAGGAGCCTGTACAGATTTCTCTGCTGCTTCCATTGCCAGCAACGCAAAGCGATTGCGGAGCAATTGGATACCTAGGATGTCATCAAATTGACCACGTAGTTCACCATCAATAGATGGCTTACGTGCAACTATTACCATCATCTTGCCAAGAGGATTCTTAGCCTTAGATAGAACTAGATTGTCTTTTGATGGAAGATAAATGATTGACTGGTCTTTATCGTAATAACGAATTAGTTCAACCTGGTGATTGAGGTCTTGCTTGTAGCCGTAGCCACCAAGTAATTCTCTTTCATACTCAGGGAATTGAGTTACTAATTCGCCTAGCGTCATCATGTATCGTTTTGCAAATGCCACACAGCGTCCATAGCGGTCAAACTCTGGGTAAGCCCCAATAGGATTTTCTATGCGAATACGTGGCAGTTTTGCTTCTTCGTCTAATTCAATGATGAAAGGGACGAAACCATAAGTTATGTACCAGTCGGCTCCTGAGTACATTTGAACAGAGAGGTCAGAATGCGAAAAGTAATTAGAAGCAATACGAGTACGCTTATCAGCGAAAGTACGGGCACGGTCGCTAACTTGATTCGCTGCCGAGCAGTTGACGGCTGGTAGTGGTGCCATAACTTCGGATAAGTCACGCGCAACAATGTCAATAAAATTTGCCACGACATTGGCGTCTACTCCATCTGGAAAAAAGTCAGGATAAACTTCAGCAATTTTTCCTTTACGGACAGCAAGAACGTCAAGGTTGCGAGCATCGCGCTCGTTATTGCGGTAGCGAATAGCCTGAACGCGGGCTGCTACCTGCTCCATTGATAATGCCATTGTTGTCCTAACTTAAAGGGAAATTATTTAGTAACCAAAATATGTTTTAGATTCTCTTTTACTTGGTTTTGGTTTTGGTTTAACAGTAGGCTTAGGCTTTGGTGTCGGCTTAACAGTAGGTTTAGGTGTCGGCTTTAACGTCGGCGTTGGCTTAGGAGTAAATTTTGGAGTTGGTTTAACCGTAGGTTTTGGTTTAACCGTTGCTGTTGAAGTATCCGATGGTGGTCGCACTCTAACTGTTGCCGTTGGGGTATCCGACATTGGTTTAGATGGTGTCACCTTAGGCGTAGGCTTTACAGTAGGTTTAGGGGTAACTGTTACTCTAGGTGTTGGCTTAACAGTAGGCTTGGGAGTTACCTTTGGCTTAGGCGTAACCTTTACGGGTGGCTTAGGAGTGGGTGTGCTTTTGCGTCTATTATCTTGATAAAGCCCAGGAGGTAAAGGTTTGTTAGCCATTGTTGTCCTAACTTAAAGAGAATTATTTATTTTTGTTTCTTAATTCTTTATGATATCTAAGACTTTCATCAGACTCAATTGGCTTAGTTCTAAATGTATATTGAATTTTTTCCCAAAGATTTTTTTTGTTACCTATTTCTTTATAATCTTTAGTTACATTTTTGCCAGCAGGACCAGAAATTCCACCTGTCATTCTTAATGTTCCAGATGTTGCAGTCTTTTTTGGATACATTACTTTTGGCAATGTTGGTTTTGGTTTTCTATCATTTGTAATAGCCATTGTTTAACGATTGCCCATTTTATATTTGCTAGTCATCTTGTTCATTTTTGCTACCTGTGCAGCAGTTAAAGATTTTGTACCTGTTGCTGAACCAGTGATTTTAATTGGGGTATTAGCGCCGCCCATTTCACGATAAGGGGTTTGAACTTGTGGATTAGTGATTCCACCACTTGTACGTGGAGCGCCGCCGCTTTTAGGTGACCTAGGTAGTTCAAGTGCCTTATCTATTTTGCCAGCGTTGCCTGGTAATGTTTTTCTTTTTGGTGGCTTTGGCGGTTTCATTTATTTTCCTATCCGTATTGGTCAGCCCATTGTGATGCAAAGGCTTCATCTAATTGAATTGAACCTCTACCAGCCATTTGTGCTCTGGTAGCCCATCTATTATTTTGATACTGCCCTATGCGTGTTGACTGTTGCATTAATTCTCGGATACGGATAACCGCAAACCAAAGAGCCATCACGCAGTCTGTAGGGTTTTTTGTGTCAGGCTTCCAAGTAATCAATTCTTGCACCAAAGTCTTCAAGCCTTCTGAACCTTCATTGCTTGGTAGTTCGATTAAGTTGTTATCTTGGAAGCGTCCATCTCTGGTGTTGCCAAAGAGCATAGCCATAGATGCAACACCAAAAGATGTGTCCCATTTATTCTTACCAGTAAAGTGTGAGTTTAACTTACATCCGTAGGATGCTAAAAAGTTTCTTAAGTTCTCATCCAGGGCATAAGCCTTCTGGTGAGCATTGATTTCAATACGTAGTTCTTGAGGACGATACTTATCAACCCACTCTTCAATTAAATTTTGAATCTTGGCTGGAGTAGGCTCAGTCATATTAATACAATCTAAAACATATATTTTGCCATCGGTCCGATTGTATGAAGCAACTACCGCACCTGTAGCACCTGCCATAGCAGGGTCAAGTCCTATGACTGTGTATAAAGAATCACAATTTTTAGGATGTCCAGGGGTGCCAGACTTTAATGGTCCGCGTTTGCGCATTCCGTTGACGGAACCTGCGACACAGGTAGGACTAAAGATTGAGTCTTCTTGGACGTCTTCTTGCTGGTAGACCATAGCCCAGACAGATGGCGCAACTTCAGAGCGGCGCGTAAAGAGAGCGGGTCCGTCCCATTTTGGAAAAAGTCCATCATTATCTGCCTTGTCTATCTCGCCCTCTGGGCGGTCTGTCTTAGCCCATAACGTTTTCCAGTTAAGAGGCTTTTCATCAAATTCTAAAACTGCTGGCATAGACATATAAGTAAATGGGGATTTGCCACCCGTCCATTGCTTACCATCTCGAAGCATCTTATATAGGTCAACAGATGCTACTCTGGTTCCGACAATGATTAACTTGCCGTATCTACCAAGACGGGTGATAACTTCTTTCTGAAGCCAGTCCATCTGTTTTTCCCACTCGTGGGCGTTAGAACCCATCACAGCGTCATCTACAATAATCAAGTCGGCGCGAGCACCGTAAATCTGTGAACCAAGACCTAAGGCTTGAACCGTAGGGTCCTTCTCACCAGAGTCACGACCTGTACCTAGGTAAATCATATCGGCTGACCATTGAGTAGCGTCAGCCTTAAATCCACCATTAGGTCCAAAGGCTACCTGTAACTTCATAAAGGCGGGGTGGCTAAGTCTGGTTTTGATTGCACCAAGAAACTTTCTAGCCATACCCTGAGTCTTTGAAACAATGATGACTCTTGAGTTAGGATTTGTAACAATTTGATATACAACATAGTTAATTGTAATAACTGTGGACTTTGCGTGCTCAGGTGGTACGTTGAT